ATGCTCTCTACTGCTCATCGTGTTATTGACGGTGATTATCGAGCAGATTTGATAGGAATGTATAAGACTGCTCATAAAAACCATCCTAGTACAAAGTGGGTTCGTGCATCAAAAGAAAACTATAATTGGTTGTGGTTGCATTTCGATGCTCTTCTAAAAGAGTATACACACCGATATGGTAAACACCATGCTACTGAACGGTTGCGTAACATCTTGTTTATGCCGCCTCTCAATACTGAGATTGGAGTGCCATTTACTGACCCACCACAATGTATGCCAGATTATTGCAAGGGTGATGATACTGTTTCAGCATATCAGACTTACTATATAGTAGAGAAGGCTGATTTTGCTACTTGGAAAAAACGAGAGAAGCCGGGGTGGTTTAATGAACAGAGAACCGTATTGGGATTACATGGGGCGCAGATTGCGTGAGGAATCTACAATAGTCAGTAGAGATGACTTGTGGAAAAGAGACATTGCAGAAATGCAAAAGCAAGTTCATTTACTACAAATGAAAGTTGTTAATTTAAATGATATCGTATTGAATTTAGAATATAAAGTTAAGATTTTAGGCGGAGAACCTAAACAGTTGGAGTTGAAAATATAATGCCTACCTATACATTTTTTAATGAACTAGCAGGAGTGGAATATGAAGACTTCATGTCCATTTCAGAATATACGCAGTTCATGAAAGACAATCCACACATTAAAAGAGTTTGGGACAGTGCTCCTGCTATTGTGGGTGACCATATATCTGCTGCGGGCCCTAAGAATGATGCTGGGTTTAAAGAGAATATGCAACGTATCGCTGCAGCACATCCAGCGTCACCTATGTCAGAGAGATGGGGTGGTGGTTCAAGGACACATAAAGAGATTAATACTAAAGCAGCGATAGATAAACATGCTAAGAAAGTATCTAAAGATGGTTGGTCTAATAAAGGTAATATATTAACAGGAAGTGTCGGTAGTAGTCGGCGCAAGAATAAATAGATATGGTGCAGGCGAGAAATCAAACGACAGCACAAGCGCACGGCGCTTCGGAAGCTGGGTCGTCACTCCGCCTTTGTGCCAGAGGGGGGTGTGTGACGCCCCCGGCTCCACCCCCCTCAACCTATTGTTTTTTAAGGACATAAGATGGCATCAACAAAAAAGAATAAAGAAATAAATCTACAATCATTATTGAGCATCAAACCAATAACTGATAATCAGAAGTTGGTTTTTGATACATGGAAGAAAGGTAAGAACCAATTTCTATTTGGTGCGGCTGGTACAGGTAAAACTTTCGTATCATTGTATTGTGCGTTGCGTGATGTAATGGATTTGAAAAAACCATATGATAGGGTTGTGCTTGTTCGTTCACTTATACCAACTAGGGAGATTGGATTTCTGCCTGGCGATGAAGAAGATAAATCAGCTCTGTATCAAGTGCCGTATCAGAACATGGTACGCTTCATGTTTGAGGCAGCAAATGAACAGCAGTTCAATTCGTTATATGAACGACTAAAGGGACAAGGCAGTTTATACTTTTTGTCAACTTCTTTTCTAAGGGGATTGACATTTGACAACACAATCATTATAGTAGATGAATGTCAGAACCTTAATTTCCATGAGTTGGATACAATTATTACTAGGGTTGGACAAGATTCTAAAATAGTGTTTTGTGGAGATTTTAGCCAAACTGATTTGGTTAAACAGAATGAGAGGAATGGCCTACATGATTTTCTACGAATTTTGGAAGAGATGGATGAATTCAATTGCACCGAATTTACTCTTGGAGATATTGTTCGCAGCGGGTTTGTTAGGTCTTATCTTATCAACAAGATAAAAATGGGGTTAGGGTCAGAATAATGAATATCAACCAGCTTAGAGAAGAACTAGAACGGGACGAGGGGGTAAAATATGAAATATATAATGACCACCTTGGTTATGCTACATTTGGCGTGGGCCACTTGGTTATTGAATCAGACCCCGAATATGGGATGGACATCGGCACTCCCATCAGTGAGTCCAGAGTCATTGAAGCCTTTGAACAAGACGTACAGATTGTACTAGGAGACTGTGAAAAACTGTATAATGATTTCGATCAGTTACCAGAAGAAGCACAGTTAATCATTGCTAATATGATGTTTAATATGGGGCTTACTCGACTATCTAAATTTAGGGGCATGAAGAACGGTGTAGATGCTCGTGATTGGGAACGTGCCGCTGATGAGATGGTGGACAGCCGATGGTATAATCAGGTAACCAGACGAGCAGATAGGCTCGTAGTGAGGATGAGAAACTTATAATGACTGAATTTAATCATGTATCAATTGAATTACCAGACTTAACAACTAAAACAATCGACAGAAAAAGGTTTTACATTACCCCTGATGGGGATTTTCCTTCCATTACAACAGTACTTTCAGGCCGCAATAAGAAAGGACTAATGGAATGGCGTAAACGTGTCGGCAATGATGTTGCTAATCATATCGCAAGAACTGCTGCTGCAAGGGGCACTTCTATACACCATATGTGTGAAGACTACCTTAATAATATGCCAAATGATTGGCCTGATAAGTGGGATGAGCATAAAAAGAAGTTTTTACATTATGCACTATTTCGAGAATTGAGGGATAAGGGGTTATCTAATATTGGCGATGTATTTGCTCAAGAAGCAGGACTTTATTCTACTAAATATAAGGTAGCAGGCCGAGTTGACTGCATTGCAGAATACAGAAATGAACTATCCGTAATAGACTTTAAGACATCTACCAAAGAGCGTAATGATGATTGGAACGAGAACTATTACATACAATGTTCAGCATATGCTGAAATGTTCCAAGAATTGACAGGTAAAGAGATAAACCAAATAGTCGTACTTGTAGTAACAGAGGACGGAACAGTTCAAGAATTTATTAAAGATAAATCAGATTACACTCACTTGCTTGTAGATGCCTTATCCGAATGGAGAGAGCAAAATGAAGAAGTGCCTAATAATCTTGCTGCTGGGGTTGCTTAGTTTTATACCCACGGCCTTGGCACAAGAGAAATCAGACAAACCTAATCTGTACATGATACAAAAACCTGTAGCATGTGGGGATGCAAATGAGATATACAAAGATTTAAGAGAAAGATGGGAAGAAGAACCTCTTACTTTATTGACAGAACCCGCTATGTTGCCAGATGGCAGAATAATAGAACTTCCTACTGTTTTGTTTGTTAATATGGAAAAGAAAACATATACTATTGTACAGAAACCATCTCTACAGCCAGGTCAGGCCTGCGTATTGTCATCAGGGACAATATCATATGTTAATGATAAAATAAAATTGACTCTTGGTGGAATAAAACTTTAAAAAGTACTTGACAAAACATGCTGAATATGGTATAAATATAATACAATTTGATGAAACAGATTGAAAGTCGGACAGGACGAGGGTGCGATACCCTCCGCCTCCACCAAAAGTACTCTGAGAGATGCTGTAACATCTTTTCTTTACAGAGGACAAGGAGTGGAAACGACAAGTCAGAGTACTTCTGATGGGGGCGAAATAGGATCGACTGACGGTAAGTAGAGAAGTGGAGAATTGTGGATTGACCACCTTATGGTCACTAAAGTAAACGCAAACGATAACTTTGCACATCAAGATTTCGCACTAGCTGCTTAATCGGATAGGGTTTCGGGGAGTTCCTAGTAACAGAATACTCCCCACTTTAAAGGATTACCGCTGTGGTAATTCTACTTTGTCATGATAAGGAGATTTAGATTATGGCTACTACGAAGACCCAGGCCGAAAAGGTCGCAACCGCACTTGTTAATGGTGCAGAACTTACTGCTAAACAGATTAGCGCTCGATATGGCGTTAAGAATGTTCGTGCAGTTATTAGCAAACTCCGTTCAGAGGGATATTCAATCTTTTTGAACAAGCGAGTTAGTTCCTTTGATGGCGAGACTTATATGAAGTATCGTCTTGGAACTCCAACAAGGGCAACAGTTGCTGCTGGTTACGCAGCTCTTCGCTCTTAATTCTATACTAACGCACTAAGGCGAGTATAGTCTTATACTCAAAGAAGAGTAGATTAATAATCTGTCTATCTGAGAGTTTATATAAAGGAGAATTGCGTGAAGTTAGAGGCTTGTTTAAGACTAATCATTTATTCCCAGTAGCTTAGGGAACGCAACGGGTGATGCCGAAATACATCCGTGGGGGGTCATGGTTAACCCCCCAACTTTTATAAATGGAGATAGGGTTTGAATACACCAAAGACATTTTCGTTAAACATAGAGAATATTGCTAAAGAAAAAAGCATCAGTCACATGGATGCTGTTTTGTGGTATTGTCAACAAGAGGGTATCGAACCCGATACTGTTGGTTCTATGATTACCAAGGGACTAAAAGAAAAGATAGAAGCAAACGCAAGAGATTTGAATTTTTTACCTAGACAGGCACAACTACCAATATAGAAAAATATTATGCAGCCCATTGATGTATATTTACTATACTGTGCATTAAAAGCACATTTCGGTGATGGAAATTATGATTACTTTAAGTACGAGGGAAAAACTCGTATTAAAAGAGATTCCTTTTATAAAAGAAAGGACAGATTTTTCTTTGTCCGACTTTCCAAAAAACAAAAAGAATACGAAGATATAAAAAACTATCTTGTGGCAAATTTCATTAAATCAAAATCTGGTTATGTAGCTAATTTTACTGATGCCACATATGATGAGTGGTTGTATAAGAAACAAAATTTCTATACAATTTTTAGTGATGAAATTAGACCTTTCGTTGAAGAATTTGAACCGCTGTTTGAAGTGAAAAATAATACGCATCCAAAACTATTACAGGAATATTTGGGTGGCAGAGTTTCTTTAGAAACACTTGTTATTTTAGATGATATGGTTAATTATAGTGATGATTGGACAAAAGCTATGTTAGGAGATTTTATATGGACTGATGTAAAAAAACTTATGAAAAATTACAAAGGGTTCTTGACAATTGATGTCAAAAGGTATAGAATACTATTATTGAAACTTATAGAAGGAAACTAAGTTATGACCAACTTAGAAGTTACTCTACATTGCGATGGCGATCCTGCCGTTCGTGAGACTGCTCATAAGGAGCATGAAGTAGAAACTCTGAAAGCCCGTGTACGGTCTTTGGAGTTTGATTGCGCCGAACTGCAAAAGCAGAACGGTGAGTTGTCGGAACGAGTTAAAAGGCTCGCTTCGCAAAAACCCTCTTGGCCAAAGGGTTATCGGCCAAAGAGGAAACCCTTTATAAAAAGGTAAATTGAGGAATGATGCCTCTGTAGTTAAACGGTATAACAGTTGATTTGTAATCATCAGTTCTTAGTTCGATTCTAGGTGGAGGCACCATTTTTCAATGCAAGGGGGTAAAATGAAAGTACGACTTGTAGACCATATGGGAAGTGATTTATCAGTAGTAAATGCTGCCCGTGTATCATTTGCAAAAGAACATAAGGAATTTGACGATGTTGGAGATACTAAACTCATCAATTATTTGGCAAAGCATAATCACTGGAGTCCTTTCGGGCATGGCTCTTTGCAGTTTGCAATTTCTGCTCCTGTATTCGTTGCTCGGCAGTTGGTAAAACACCAAGTAGGATTAGTATGGAATGAGGTATCACGGCGATACGTTGATGATGAACCAGAGTTCTATACACCTACAGAGTGGCGTAAATCAGCAGAGAACAAGAAACAAGGTTCTTCTGATGAAACAGTTGAGTACAGTGTGTTGCCTGCATATACATTTGCAAAACAGTGTTATGAAAATATGTTAAGAATGGATATCGCTCCAGAGATGGCCCGTATGGTTCTACCACAATCAATGATGACCGAATGGTATTGGAGTGGTACATTATATGCATTTGCAAGGGTTTGTAATTTGCGGTGTAAACCAGACGCTCAAAAGGAGACAAGAGATGTTGGATGGGGTATTGACAAACATGCAAGGAAACTCTTCCCTGCCTCATGGAAAGCATTACGGGATGAATGAACAGGCTTTAGTTATTGGTAATGGTGAATCTCGTAGGTGGTTTTGTCCTAGTCATCAAGTCATCATGACACCAATAATAGAAATATGGGGTTGTAATGCAATCTACCGTGATGGCCCAGTTGATAGGTTGGTGGCAGTAGACTATGGTATGCAACAGGAGATTTATGATTCTGATTATGAAGGCATATGTCACTTTGCACATTGGAGTGTTGTGCCGTCATCTGTAGCAGATATGATGTTTATGGGATTTGATATTCCAGAAGGTCTTATACACTATAGTAAGAACCGTACAGAGAATTGTGTGGTATCAGGTAAAGACCCCGCTACTGTACATGAA